AGAAGAGGCTAAATTTCAAGAAGATGCAAAACGTGAAAGTACGAAGCGGAACAGTAAGGATGCGAAAGTCTACGACAAGCTCATCACTGAATATCCATGGCGACCCCGTGAAGCGTTCCTACAAACAAGTAGCAACGTATTCCCAACGGGGGAACTGGTCAGTCACAGGAACACTATCATTAGGTCGGCTAAAACTGCGAAAGTTGGTACACCGGGTATTCTCACTAGTGGGGAAGGTGGTATTAAGTTTCGGCCGTCAGACAAAGTAAGGGCGGTAGAGAAGTTCCCCTCACAGAAGGGGGATGACATTACAGGTGCAGTAGTCGTATATCAAGCTCCCTACAAGGATGACGCTGGTAACGTGCCTAACAACCTGTACTTCATCGCACATGACCCGTATGCACACGACAGTTCACAAGGTTCGTCCTTGGGTTCTGCGTATGTATTCAAACGTCCTAACCCGTGGTCTAAGCCAGACGATATGATTGTCGCTAGCTACGTAGGACGTCCAGAGACACAGGATGATTACAACGATAACCTGTTCAAGCTTGCCCAATACTACAACTGTAAGATTGGATTCGAGAATGACCGGGGTGGTGTAATCCCTTATGCTAAGAACAACCGCCAGCTCCATATGCTTATGGAAGAGGTCGAGCTGTTTGACAAGCAGAATAATTTCAAGGCCAAGAAGCTTGGGCGTAACTACGGACTATCCATGGGTAGTAAACACCGTAAGGCTCAGGCAGTTCTGTACCTACGCGATTGGCTAAAAACCAAAAGAAGTAAGGACGAGAATGGTGATTGGAAGCTAAATTTGCACTATATTTACGACGTGGCTCTTATTGATGAGCTTATCAAATGGAATGAGCGTGGCAACTTCGACCGTGCGTCCGCTCTCCTGATAGGCATGTTCTTCATGCAGGACCTAATGCACAAGCCTGTTGTAAAGCCGGATGTACTTGACAGTACTGACAGCTTCTTCGACAGACAATTCTTTTAAGACATGAGCGATAATAAAAACTTTATCCCCAAGCAGAAGCTGAAGAGGTCCAAGAAGACCAAGCAGTGGGGTAAGGATTGCGTCGAAGGTTACATTGGTCAGAGCACCTTTGTACAAGACAGCAAGTCCGACCTTCTGCGTTACTACGAAGCTTACAATGGTGAGCTCAAGGATACAGACTACAACTACGTTACTAACCCTTACAACAGTGCGGCTGGTAAGAAGCGTAACTTCCCTGCTAAGCTGCGGAACTACAACATCATTAAGCCCGTAGTGGACTTGTTGATGGGTGAGAAGTCCCAGCGTCCTGCTAACTTCCAAGTAACCGTGACTAACCCAGATGCGGTATCACGTATGGAAGAGGAGAAGCAGAGAGCAGTAATGCAAGGACTCCAGCAGCAGTTCATTAACGAGCTTGCCAAGATGGGCATGGCTCCTGAGGATGCTATGGAGGAGGTACAGTCTGCAGAACAGATTAGTAAATACATTGAGACTAGCTATCAAGACTCTCGTGCTATCACGGGACAGCAGGTGCTTAACTATCTCCGGGACTTCCTAGATATCCCAGACAAGTTGCAGTCTGCCTTCTTTGATTGGTTGGTCTCTGGCTACGTGTACACCTACAAGGGCGTCTGTATGGACGATGTAGAGTATGACGTGGTATCACCGTTGGACCTAGACTTCTCTAAGTCTCCCGGTATTGAGTTTGTAGAGGATGGTGACTGGGTAGTACGCAAGGAGCTTATGAGCTCTAACGCTGTACTCGACCAGTTCTATGACCTCCTCACTGAGAAAGAAGTTGCACAAGTAGAGAGCCCACACCGTCAGCGGTCTGGCTCATTCTCTGTACCATTCCTCCAGCGCATCGAAGAGAACTTCGGTGATGACGAGCGTTATGTCGAAGTGATGCACGTTGCTTGGAAGTCTTTTAAGAAGATTGGTATCCTCACCTACACCGACGAGTTTGGAGTTAGTCAAGAGCTCATGGTTGACGACTCCTACAAGATGGACAAGGAGGCTGGGGAAACAATCGACTGGTACTGGGTATCTGAAGTGTGGGAAGGTTACCGTATTGACGGTGATATCTTTGTTGGTGTACAGCCTATCGAGGCGCAGCGTAACGAGATGAACAACATCTCTAAGTGCAAGCTCCCGTACAATGGCCGTGCATACAGCAACCGACACGCAGCTAACATCTCTATCGTGTCTATGGGCATGCCTTACCAGATTCTTTACAATGTATTCCACTACCGTATGGAGCTTACCATTGCTAAGAACAAGGATAAGATTGCTTTGATTGAGATGAATACCATTCCCAAGAGGCATGGATGGGATGAGGAGAAGTTCATGTATTATGCCGATGCAATGGGATACGCATTCATTGATTCTACCGCTGAAGGTAAGAACAACGAGCGTGTATCGTTTAACCAGTATCAGGTATTGGACATGTCACTCGGGCAGTACATTGCAGCACAGATGCAATTGCTACAGTCTATAAAACAAGAGTGGGAGGAACTACTGGGTATCAGCCGACAACGTAAAGGACAGATTACTGCTGCAGATGGTGCAGGTACAACAGAGTCTGCTATCGCGCAATCCACAGCTATGACTGAGGAAATCTTCCGTAAGTTCGAGAAGTTCGAGCAGAAGGAGATGCAGGGCTTGCTAGATGTGTCCAAGCATGCGTATCGTGGCGGCAAGAAGATTCAGTACATTACAGACGACTACCGTAATGCATGGCTCGACCTCGAGGGTGCAGAGTATGGTGAGTCTGAGTTTGGTATCTTCGCTAAGAATGCGTCTAAAGAAAACGAGAAGATTCGGACAATGCGTCAGATGTCTATGTCGTTCGCACAGAACGGTACAGGCCCCGGCACTATCGCAGAGATTCTCGATGCAGACAACTTCGCACACCTCAAGCGTTTGGCTAACAAGGTGGAGCAGAAGCAAGAACAACTCCAGCAGGCACAGAACGAAGCCATGCAGCAAGCAGAGCAGACTAAGGCTCAAGGCGAGATGCAGGTGAAGCAGGCTGAACAGCAGTTCGAAGCACAAGAAAACCAGCTAGACCGTGAGTCTAAAGAGAAGGTTGCTCTTATCAATGCCAGCACAAAGGATGTCGACCACGACAACGACGGGCAGGTAGACTGATAAAAGTGGTATAGTAAAATAAATCATACGGATTGCTTGTATGTTAATCCGTTCTGTATTAAATTCGTAGAACAATGGCAGAAAACAAAGGTCTGGGCATCGATAACTTAGGTTCAATCGATTGGCTAAACGATAGCTCTCCTGCACCCCAAGCGGAGGAGACCCAACAAGAAGAAGCTACAGAGGCCACTGAGCCTGTAGCTGAGACGGATGACGTGGAAGAATCCAGTCCTGAAGTCCCCACAGCAGACACACCTGATGTCGACTCGGATGAAGATGCCCCAGAGGTATCCGACGAAGTCGAGGTAGAAGAAACTAGCGCTCCTGTTGCAGAAGCACAAGAAGCTGGTATCATTGCTACCCTAAGCGAGAAGCTTGGCTATGAAGTAGAAGGTGAGTTTGCAGAGGACTATGATGGGCTGGCGGGGTACACGAACGCCGTAGCTGACCAAATCGCTAACGAGCGGTTGGAGAAAATCTTTGCATCTTACCCAGATGTGCAGGAGTACTTTGAGTACCGTGCTAACAACGGTGACCCAATTAGATACTTCGAAGCACAGCAGGCGGAGCTTGATTACAACTCACTTACTGTGGACGATAACCTCGCCACACAGAAGCGTGTAGTAATGGATGGCATGCGTCAAGCAGGGTTCGGTGAAGAAGATATCACTGAGATGGTAGATGACCTGCAGGATAGCGGTCTGTTGAAGAAGCAAGCTGAGAGATATCTCGGACGTTTGCAGGCTACACAGGCTGACCGTAAGGGTCAACTCCTCGAGCAACAGAAGCAACAAGCTGCGCAACAACAAGCACAGGCTGATGCATACTGGAACGAGGTGCAGTCTACTATTCAAACCGGAAACCTCAAAGGTCTTTCGATTCCTCAGCGTCAGCGCGGTAAGTTTTATGAGTGGATGACTAATCCAGTCAACGACCAAGGTGCTACGCAGCGGGATATTGACCGTAATAACATTGACCAAGAGACTGCCCTTGCAGTAGAGTATCTACTCTATCAAGGGTTTGACCTTCAGAAGCTGGCGAAGAACGCTGCGTCTACTCAGAAGGTGTCCTCTCTGAAGTCTAAACTCGCTGCTGCTCCGAGTGCGGGCAGTCGTATGAAGTCCCGCACTAAGTCGGGCACGACTAAGGCTAACACAATTCCTTCACTTAAGGACTTGCTGTAAGCTGATTATTTAACCTTTTCAACCATCCAAAATTATGGCTGATAACTTGAAAAAGTTGCGTTTGTATGAAGATACATTCAACGCAGAAGGCATGACCGACGAGAACTCGTTGAGCAATGCTTTGTTGACGCAACCAGATGTCCTGTCTCCGGTGATTACTCACTTGAGCGGACGGGAAGATAAGCGTTTCCCACTCTCTTTCTTGACTGAAGGACTCGGAAACGTAAAGTACATTAACGACATTGAGTACGATTACCCTGTGATGGGCCGTATCAATAAGTCAGTCGCAGCTGTTGCGAACTCTGACGTCTCTGTCGCTGGTGGTACTGTGACTTTTGCTGAGCGTTGGTTCAACAAAAACTACATCATCGAATTCGGTGATACTAACAACACGCAGTTGCGGATTACTGGTGACCCGACTCCGGGCGCAGGTGGATTCGTTTACCCAGTGCAGTTGGTGACTTCTGATAGCTCTGCTACAGTGTCTTCTTCTGACCTCGCTGGTATCTTGGCTGTTCAGTTGTTTGCTGCTAACGCGTTCTCTGGTTCACGTGGAACTGAGAGCAACTGGGTAGCTCCTTCGAAAATGCGTAACCAAATCTCTTTGATTCGTAAGTCTTACCGCTACGAGGGCAACATGCCTGACCGTGTGGTGAACTTCGAGTTCAACGTGGGTGGACGCACAACCAACTTGTGGTACGACTTTGAGGAGTACCAGCACATGTTGCGTTGGAAGGAAGAGTCTGAGTTGGCATTGTGGTACTCTAAGTACAACCGTGACGCTAACGGTGTGATTCACCAGACTGACGAGAACGGTAAGCCAATTCCATTGGGAAGCGGTGTCCTCGAGCAGATTCCTAACGTTGACACTTACTCGCAGTTGACTGCAGCTAAGTTGAAGTCTGTTGTGCGTGATGCTCTCTATGGAGCTTCTGACGCAGCTCAGATGAACATCGTCTTGTTCACCGGTCTCGGTGGTATGGAGGAGTTCGATAACGCTATGAAGGAAGAGGTGGCTACCGGCGCTTACGTGCTGAACACCGACCCTGCTAGCTTTATCAGCGGAAGCGGTCGTAACCTGAGCCTCCTCT